GGTAAAATTTCTATTTTACCCATTACATTATCTCCATCCCACCAATACTCTGAGATTATATGGGATACATTTTGGAGATTTATAACTGAAGATTCTGGATGGTCTAGTTCACCTATAGCACGTCTTTCTTTAATAAGTTCAGAATATTTACCCATTTCTCTATCCCATAGTTCTTTAGAATAGTATCTACCATTACCATTTTTTACTTCAGCAGTAGCTAAAATACCTTCTACTACTAAGTTTCCCGTTTCTTTGTTAACATTTTCAGTTAAAGTAACAGGGTTTGATTTAAATGTATGGGTTTCTATTAATAGTGACTTACTCATTGTCTTGTGTTTCAATTGGTCTATCTTCTATATAGTAAAGATCATTGGATCCACTTACGTTTTTCCACCACCCATTCATTAATTCATCATGAACCTCTAATTTAACAGCTTCTGCACCTTCTTCTCCACTTTGATATTGGGTAAGTTGTTCTGGTGTGAGATCTACTGCCCAATAAGTTGATGAGGGGGTGATTCTAATTAATTTTGCCATAGAATGATTTATTTAGAAAATAATTTATTCGTTATCTAATGATACTTCTTCTACTTCAACTCCATTAACTTCCATTTCATCTACAATTTCTTCTTTTTGGTATTTTCTACCACAAGATTTTTCATAGATTTTTTCCATTTTAGCCTTTTTCTTTTCTAGCTCTTTAATTTCTTTTTGCATTTGCTTCATTTTAGCTTTATCAATTAATTCTTTAAGATTTTCATCTTCATTAATTGAATTTACTCTATCTAATTTTTCAGCAATGTGATCATGTAAAAAGTCTAATTGAGCTTCTAATTTTACAGCTTCTGCTTCTTTACCAATTTCAGCTAATTTAGAATCAATTGATTCTTTTTTAGCTTTTTTAGCCTTTTTAGGTTTTGGGGCTTCTTTTTCTTCTTCTTCTTCTTTAACAATGTTTGTTGTTCCACCCATTAAAGATTCTTTTACTACTTCTTTAACTTTATCAGAATATCCACTAGCAGCATGTTTACCTGAAACTTCTTCACACTTCATTGTTTCAGCTTTTAAACCATCAACACCAAACATAGCATTATTAATATAATGTTGTCCATCCTTAGCTAAGTTTTTAGATACTATTTCTCTAATTTCTTCTAAAGATTTGTCTGGGTTTTGTTTTGCTTCAAAATAAATACCATTCAATACTTCTTGGCCAATTTGGTTATCTAAGTTTTTAACATCTTTATAATCAAAATTACTTTCAGCTACTTCTTCAACTTCTTTAGTTACCTTTTTTTCTTCAATTTTAGCTTCTTCAGCTAAAAATTCGGCAAACTTATTTTCAAAGCTTGTTTTAGGTGTAGCTTCTATTTGATTGATAGGTTTAAGGTCAATGTAATTTTCATTGATTAATTCCTTAAATAACTTTTCTGCTTTTTTCATTCTGTTGATTTTAATAATGTTTCAATATCGTTTATATAATCGCCAATTATATCTGTTGGTAATACTACAGCAAAAGTGGTAGGTTGTTCTCTATATACTTTTATTGTTTTAATTTTACCTTGACGTAATAATTTTTTTATGTTTTCTAAACGAGATTCTAAATTATCAAATGCCATGATTCTTTCTTCATGGAATTTTTTTACTTTATCATCTTGCTCATTTATTTTATACTTATACATATTAAAGATTTTTTACTTCTAAACCACTGCCTTTTTGAACATAATTTCCTTTTTTATCTTTAGGTACTAATTTATATCCAAACTTTTTAACATATACGTTATCTTTTACTCCTTCTTTACCTGCTTTTTTAAAAGCAAATGGTGTATTATAAGCAGCTACACCTGATGATGTAGATACTTCTTTAACTTCTTTGTCTCCTGTCATAGCTTTTTCAGCTGCTTTTTTTAATAAGGCAAGAGCTTGTTTTATTTGAGGTTGAGAACTAATAGTACTTGCTTCATCCGCCATCATTTCATCTGCTACATCTAATAAAGCGGCAGCTAAATGGTGTGGTAATTTAACATAATTAGATAATTTTGTTTTATTGGCAGGATTTAAATCTATTACATTCCCATTAACACCCGTAGCTTCTTCAATTTCCCCTTCCATAGTCATTCTTTTATACTCGTCTGGGTATTCATTACGAAGATGTTTTCTAATTTTATTTCTTAAAAGTCTAGCTTCTTCATAGATTTCTCTAAACTTTTCATCATCTTTAGTTTTAGTATAAACTCCTTTAGCCGTTGAAACTAAACTATCAACATCGTCATTTAATTTATCAAATGCGGGCAGTTCAATTACTTTCCATCCTATTTGACCTGTTTCTTTATCTATAGAATTAACTACAAATTTAGTATCTCCATCTTTAGAATAGGACACATCACCTATCTTAGCTCCAACTTGGTTAGCTAAATTAGGGGAAGGTGCTTCTTTAAGTTTATATTTGAATGCCATTTGCTACTTTAATTTCTTTTACTAATTCAAAATATTGTAACAAGTCAACTAGATTATCATTATTAACCTTAGTTGTTTTATCTAATTCAACTAAATATTTAGCTACTTCAGTAATTTTAATTTGGGTAGCTTTATCTTTAATAATTTTAGCTTCTTTATTTAATGTACTTTTTAATTCATTTATCTTACTATTATAAAAATCTCTTAATCCAGGAGTTGAATCAACGGCATTTATAAATTCTTTAAGTACTTGTTTTTGTTCTGTAGATAAATTTTCGTATTTAGAATTAAATTTTTCTAATAATACTTTATACGTAAGAATTCTTAAATCTTTATCATAAGTTTGAAATTCTTTTAAAACATCTTCTTTAACTTCTTTAGTATTAACTTCTTGTTTAGTTAAATACTCTAAAATAGTAATTTTATTATCTATAACTTGGTCAACATTTGTATTTGTTTCCAAATTATGGCTCTCAATTAATGTATATAAAGCTGCTAGTTCTTTATAATTTTTAATTTTGGCACCAAAGAAAATATCTAAATTGTAATGCTTTTTAATTTCGTTAATTAAATTATATTTTTGCTTTCTTAATGTTGTGCGATTAAATCCTTTAGAAGATTCGAGTATAGTACTAATTACTATATTGGCTTTACCTTCATTTAAAACATTAGATTTTAATACTGATTCATACAACTTATACTCGCGACCTAAAGAAGTTTTTACAAAGTATTCTTTAAGAATATTAATTGCTGGAGAATCTCCACCTTTTAATGTGTCCGCTGTAATTTGACGCACCAATAGTTCAAACAGTATACCTGTGTTTTTGTACTTGGAGTGTTTTATTTTCATCAAAAAATATATTTATTTATAAATATGTGAAGTTTTTTATTTCTTCAATTGGTTTTCATCTAATAGTGTCGTGTCATCTTTATCTTGCTCAAAGATTAACACTTTTTCATTCATTTTCTTGAAGATATCTTTATTTTTCAAATAAGACACCTGAGCATTTTCTAAAGCTAAACCTGATTTATTTGTATCTGTTCTACTATCTTTAGAATCATTTTTATCAGTATCTTTCATACGTTTAACACCTAAACGATCTTTTCCAAAATTACTATCCTGCTTACCAATACTACTGATGCTATCTTTAGGGCGACCTAATTCTGAATCTTGGTTATATCCATCAGGGACATTACCTGGGTCTGAATACATTCTACCCTTACCATATAATGAAGCTAAATCATGTGGTGTACCATATGATTTACCTGTTTCAACAGGATCATTCCCTTCTGCCTCAATTTGAGCTAGTCTAAACTTACGTTTAGCATCTTCTCTATTTAAGTCTCTATATTCTTCATATTGGTCTTCTGATAGGTGGAAAATATTATCGTATATCCAATCTGTTGGTAATAAATTATTTTCTAATAATGAAGATGCTAATTCAGTTTTAGACTTCATTAACTCAATTTTTTCTTGTTCAAATATAATAGATGGGGTTTGCATTGACAACTCAAAGTTTGTTAATGCTTCATCTCTATATCCTTGAGAATATAAATGTACAAGTGCTATTTTATTAAGTTCGGAAACTAATATTCTTTGAATTCTTTCAATTGTACGAGCAAACCTAATATCTTCAGCAGCTAATGTAGCTTTACCTTCTGTAGTTTCGTCATATCCTAGGAATGCCTTAGGTATTTTTAAGGCTGCAAATAATTTATCTCTTAAATACTCAACATCTTGGATACCATCATAATCTAATCCTTTTGTGGTATCAATTTTTGTTGTAGTATCATTTCCACGAACGGGGATATAAAAATCCTCCATCATATTTTGCATGTTGTATTTCAAATTATACTCTCCCGTCTTTTGATCTATGTGGGGAGTACGTTTCATATTTGAAATGGTTTTCTGCATAAATGAGTCTATTTCATTAGGTGGAATAGAACCAACATTCATATAAAAAATACGTTTTTCAGGTGCGCGTGAAATTCTATGAATTAACATCGCATCTTCCATTAATGTATATTGTTTAAATAATTTTCTAGCAGGTTCAATATATGAACGGCCATAAGGGAGATAATTGGTATCGCCAATTAATCTAAAGTGAGCCATTTCATAATTATCGAAGAAAATACCGTTCTCTGTTTGGGATTTATTATTTGGAGTGGAATACATTCCTGAACTTGGGTTAACTAGACCATTAGGATCGTATCTAAACCTTACATCCGAGGGGTTTTGAGGGTTAAATCCTTCTTCCCTTGATATATGATAAGCCGTATAAGGTATTACATTGTAAACCCCAAATTTTTCTGCTACTTCTAATTTTAAGAAAAAATCTCCAAATTTAGACATTTGTCTTGCCCAAGCCCATAAATTAAACTCAATGTTTAGAACGTCATAAAATAAATTATAAAGTATTTTTTGAATATTTTCGTTTGAAGAACGAATAGATAAAACTTCACCCATATCATTCTTTAATGTACATTCATCAGCTATAATATCCAAGGCAGAAGCTATAATAGCATCTTGATCCATTACATCATATTCTGAATATAATTGTGGTCTTAGATATTGGTAATTAAAATTAAACTGTGCCCCATATAAGGATGAGGGGTTAGTTGAATATAGTCTATTATATCTGTCTATTAAAGAATTAGTTTGTAATTCTCCATTTTGTTGTATTGCACTACTATCAATTACCTTTATTTGGTCACCCCCAACATTTCGTATAATTACATCTGTTGAAAATAATCTCTGTAGTCTACTAAATAAGCCTTTATCTGCCATTGTATATAGTTATTATTATAAATATTATCTAAAGAGCCAACTAATATCTTCTTTATCACCATTTTGTGTATCAATATGGTATGGATTATCAGTTCCACTTGAAAAATATCCTCCTTGGTATTGTGTTCTGTTTACTGTTATATTATTTAATGCATTTCTAGTTGCATCTAAACCTCTTTGTCTTAATTTAAGTGCTGTATCTCTAATGTACATTGCAATTCCAAACGACATAACTAGATCATCATTATATCCTGTTTGGGCTTCTGCTCTACCATTTTTCCAAATAAACA